CTCTGTCCATATTCATAAACAACCAAGTCATATCCAACAGGGATACCACCCTCGAAGTCCTCATGAATTGGCATTACTTTGGGTAAGGTAGTCTGGTTCATTATAAATACTCCTTGTTTAATTGATTGAAAAACTTCTTAACATAATTAGCTTTTAACACATCGGCGTCGGTGTATGCGTCTAGGTGCTCGGCTCCATAGTCTAAGAACTTAGCCTCAACTGGATCTAGATCCTTGTCGAAATATCCCACGACAACTTCCCAATCGTTGATAACCTGACCTTTACGATCTTTCTCAAGCTTAGATCGATCCTTCATATTAACAGTGATCTCGTAATATGTTTCGTCCTCCTCGTTAAACCTAATCAACGATGGACACTTCTCACCATCAACGCCACCATGAGTAAAGCCAAATGGCTCCACCATTGTGATGATCTCATTGTATAAAGACACGTTATCAAAGTCAGGGAACATCGCTTCAAGATGTTTACCATGTACGAAGTCGATCACTTCTTGAAAGTTGTTAGTCATCAAACTGTCATGGAAATTTGTCCAATCTGTGTTGTGACCATTGTATCGGTCAGATGTCTGAACAGTGAACCTCGGTGGCAAAGTATGCTCCACATCGGAAAATTTAAAACCCTCAGAAAGATCCTCTCTCCTCCAATACCATTCTAATAAATCATGATTGGTTCCCATGATACGAGAAGCGTTCATAACACGCTCTTGAAGGTGATGACTATCCACCCAGATGTGAAAGCCGTGTACTTGGTAGCTCGGTAACTCATCGTTACCATACGTCGTGCATTCCCAGTGATCTGGTATTTGCAAGTCGTCAGTGTATGTTTCAAACTTCATTGTGGAAATCTCCTTGTTTCATAGTCTGATTAAATTGGTAGTAACTAACAAGTTATAGGTTCTTGCTCCATGGGTCAAGAAAATAATTTTAGAGGGGTGTATACAAAGATTACTATATAGGCGTATTTCTCACAGATTTTATTTTTTTTTGAAAACTAAATTCATATTAGATGTAAACAGTGTAAACAGTGTAAACACCCTTATATTTATATACTTCAAACTAGCCCAGAGCTGTTTACCCCTGTTTACTTTGTTTACGTTTCCTGTAGAAAAAACGCCTATATAGAGAAGTTGCCCTCTCTCTTTCTTTGATATAACTTGTACCTAAAGAACAACGAGGATCAAATGAACTCTGCAAAAAAGAAAATAGAAAAAGAACATGGTCGAACTCTGACCAATAGACAAATGACTTTTGCAAGACACATCGTGGAAGGCATATATTCCAATGCAGAATGTGCCAGAAAAGCAGGTTATTCACATGATGTAGCAAACAACCAAGCTTCAAAACTTTTGAATGGAAGGGAATACCCTCATGTATTGGAGTACATCCAAGATCTAAGGAATGAGAGGGAACGTAGGTATGGCGTGACAACCATTGGACAACTTGAGAGACTTCATCAACTATCTAGTGGAGCCGAGGAAGCAGGGCAATTTTCAGCGGCAATCAATGCAGAAAAAATCCGCGCCGCTTTGGGTGGATTAACTGTTGATCGAAGGGAACAAGTGAACACAATTGATCAACTATCTCGTGATGAAATTGTTGGAAGGTTGGCAGATTTACAGAAAAAATACCCTCAAGTTTTTGAGATCGAGGGAACATATAAAGATGTAACAGGAGCAAAAGATAATGAGCGGACAAGAGGCGAACTTTTGGAGCACGATACGAAAAAACCTACCGAAGAAGTGCTTCGCAACGAGGATTGAAAACAAACATGGAGGTGGTGTTCCAGACGTTCACCTTGTCTGGGAAGGTCTTCCCTTCTGGCTAGAACTCAAGGTTACAAAATCCAACGCGGTCGCCGTCTCGCCTCATCAAGTCGCTTGGCACATGGCATATTGGGCACGAGGAGGGTCAAGTTTCTTCTTAGTAAAGAGAGCCTCTGACCGACAACTACTTTTATTTGGAGGGGAAAAAGGGGTGGATTTGGCACGAGGTGGGTGCTCCGCGGTTCAAGTACCGAGTTTCAAGAGCGTTGATGAGGTGTTCTGCGCCCTGCGCCCTGTTTTAATTGATAAATATTCTAGTGCCTTGCGCCCTGCGCCTTGATCTTGCGCCCTGCGCGTCGTTAATACTATTCTGCACAAAAAAACTAGGCGATTGCTCGCCTAGTTCCTTGGTTTTAGTGTTCTACGATTGCTATTGATTTTCCTAGGCTCGATCCCTTGCACAATTTGCAAGCGGTACATTGGACGCGACGACCTGCCTCTTTTGATGCGGGGCAAAGCGCCTCGTTTGCTTTATCTAATTGCCCTAGATCCGCGATAACTCGAAAGGTTCTACGACCTTGCGACCAATGGTCGAGTGCCTCTTGCTTATTGTCCGCGCTTTGCATCGCGATATCTGGACGCCAACCGCTTTGATGTGAATAGGCTGTAAAGGTCGACGCCTCCGCGAGTAGTTGTTCCCATACAAAAGAGGGAACCGCGGCCGGATCCCCATATGTTCCCACTCTAACGAACCGATTGCGGCCGAGCGTGTTCCTATTCTTTTGAGTATTGGCAATTGGATATATACCTTTGATAAAAGATTTATAAACAATCAAAACGCCTTGCCCAAGGTTAACATAGCACCGACGACCTTTTGCAATCTTGCGCTCTGGATCTGTTGTTGTTTCACCTCGCATTGTGCAATCGCCACAGATAGAAAAATCCGCGCCTGTCTTGCTTGCTTCTCTTGGATCTATATCCGAGCGCAATATATAAGTTTGTACGACCTTGCCCGTCTTGGTATTTCGGTCGGAATACGTCGCAATAACGACGATAGGTTTACCATCCAATAGGCTCTTGCCATTGTATATGATCCCGTTTTTCATGATATTGTTTCCTTAATATGGTTAAATTGTAAGTAAATTATAGCAGAATATAGACCAGGCACAAGTTAAATATTATCTTGCGCCTTGCGCCTTGCGCCTCGGTTCTTATATTTTTATGAGGTTTTCTTGCGCCTTGCGCCTTGCGCGCCGCATCTTTCTATTTGTATTTTTCTGCAGCGCAAAAGAAAACCAGGTCCATGGACCTGGTCTATTGGTTTTATATTATACGTTGTATTCGTCGCGCCACTGTGGATCAGCATCCAAGAGCTTTCCGAATTGAGTGATTTCCCTGGCGTAGGTATCACCCATTTCATATTGACCATCATGCATCATGGGTGATGTGGCCGCTACAAACCATCTCGCATATGGGTCTTGCATTTCTGCAGCTGAATGCTTGTAGGTCTTTAAAACCTTCCACACCCAACCTTGATCGTTCACATAGGTTGCGTATGGTGTATCAGCTTCACGAGTTTTTCCGAAAGATGTTCTAGGCATATTGTTCTCCTTAATTAAGTTGATACCCTATTGTACACCATGCACAATAGGGCTTCAAGTTTTATTTCCAAGTAAACTTATTTACTGTAGTTGTTGATGCAAATCGTTGCCAAGACTGGGGGCGGTTCTCTTTCCACCATGATAGGTTTGGGGCAATGTCCCTAGTTGTTTGAACGTAGTAAGCAAAATCATGTTCGATCGCTTCAGCACGTAAAGCAGCTTTCTGTTTATTTAGCTTGGCAATCTTTTTATCTAATGCCTGCAGCTTGTCTTTGATATCCATTTTATTCTCCTTAGTTGAAATGGTGGGGCGTTGCCGCCCCACTGTTGATTTACACGTCGATTGAGATCGATGCGTTTTGGATAACTTCACAAACTTCGTCTCTAATCTCACTAGAGAATTCGCTCATGTCCAAGTTGTTAGAAACAATGTCCATGATATCAATTGCATGATCATGCATATTGACTTCACTACCAGTTTCTAGCTCTTCGATCTTTAGATCGATCATGCGTGAAATGCGACCTTGCAATGCTTCCCAGATTGCTTCGGTGACGTTGTCTTCGGTATCCAAATATCCCATGATATTCTCCTTAGTTGAAATGTGGGGCAAACCATTTTGCCTCCTACAACTACAGTTGTAGATTGTAACTTGTAGATAGTCAACAAGTATAACCAAATTAAACGAGAATATTTTCCCTAAAAATCCACAAAAACAGAACGATATACCTGGTCCCTGTGGGGGTTACTTGGTGGGTTTGGATCTGAAATCGTGCGTGCGCGCCGACCCGACCCCCCGTATATAATAAGAGTACGAAGTACTATGTACTTATATACAAGGTGTCATAAATTCATTCGGGGATAATTTCATTGCCCCTTCCAAGAACCGAGGACCGCCCAAAAAATGCCCACTATATTTTCATTTGGGTTTATAGTATGTTGTATGTAATTTCATTTGGGGTACAGGCATGAGTATACTAGAAGCGTTTCGTTCTTTCTTAGAGGACCAAGAACAAAAGTCCGCGGAGATTGCAGAGGGTCTTCCTGCACAACGAGCGGCGTATGCCCAGAAGTATCCCCAGGCAGCGGGATTTAGAGATGGATTTAGAGAAAGTCAGATAGCGGGTTCTGAGCGCATGGTGCGAGGAGCGGATGCGGCAAAAGATTTTGTTCCTGTTGTTGGCGACATTGTAGGGGCTGCGGAATTTGTTGATGAGGTGAGTTCTGATGATCCAAATTATTTAACGGCGGGATTGTTAGGAGCGGGCATGATAGCGGGCACAGTACCTGTGGCCGGGGACTTTGTTCAGAAGGGTCTTGGATCTTTGGCTGATATAGCAAAGCGCATTGAGATTGATCCTAATACCTTGGGCATGAGCGGCGGGAATGTTAAGTTAAAGTCCAAGGACGACGTTCCAGTTTCCACGTATACCACTGCAAAAGGATCTACTTACGAGCAATATTCTGATGCAACGACTACACGTAATAGAGCGTATAGACCGAGTGATGATGTAAGAGGGGAGGATTCTGGATTGCAACCTCGAAGTGGTAAAACAGTATACATGTCTAGGGAAGCTATAGACGAGTTTGGCCCCATGTTTCAAAACACAGAGATTCCTAGTTCTTTTGTACCGCTCCCTGGCAACAAAGCAAAGCTAGTTTTACGAGAGAATTTTGGCCCAAGACCTGCGGGTTCGGACTTAACGAGAGAGTTAGATTTCAGTTTAGCTCCTGAGAAAGGACTCCACCCTGTGGAAATCATGCGTTCAGATAATTCTAACAAAAGAAATATACATTTTGGAAACGAAATCATAAACGTAGACAAACCTGTCAAGAAGTTTTCGGACGGAGGCGTAGCGCAACTGGGTCATTATTTATGACGAAGCAGGCAGATTTCATCGATTGCGTTGATCTTTGGACCACGGTCCTCCCTTATTCGACTTTTCCTTCGAGTACGATTGCGTGGCGTTTGGTACCTGCGATTGAGAGTGGTCAGTATAAGATTTGGCATAACGAGGGTGGATCGTGTGCGGGGTTTGTGACCTGGGCGTGGATGACGGATGAGGAGTTTGAGACGCGGG